AACTAGTGCCATAATGTGTAACGCCCCAAAGATACATATCTAGCGTTTCATTATAGTAAACTATTTCATTTATATCTTGTAATAATCTGAACCCCCAATCATCTATTATATACCATTGAAAGACTTCTGGATCGTCGTCTTGTTCACTTTCTAGTTCTGTTATACGATCGTTTATATCATATATTTCATTATATAGAGTTTGTGATGGGCTGCTTTCGTTTTGTTCTTCTAACTCGTCTCGCTTTTCTTCTAACTCTTTTATTTCGTCTGTATTGTCAACGATACCGCTGACTTGTTCCCAATATCCTATATTATACGTTAAATTCATGATGTCATTATTCAATACAGCATCGAAACATTTTGCAAGCGTTGCATAGTCAACATAACCATTTTCCATGCCGTATTCACTGATCGCATTACCATAATAGTATTTTTGTTTTTTTTCCATTCTCTTTTTAGTCCCAAGTTGTTATAATTAGGACGTATATATATTTTGGGACTTGCCTCCATTTTCTTCTATATTATATATATATACGCTTTTTGGATGATCTTACTTTTCAATCGTTGCCAGCGTTAGAAGTAAGATCTTTTTTTATGTCTTTTTGGTGGTCCCCCCTTTTCTATACACATATTATACCATGATATCTTTGCATTTACCACCACTTTTTTGCTTTTTGTTCACGAATCGTGAATATAATAGCGGAAATTTTTATACCACACCGTGTTTTTGTCTAAGAATCGTGAACAATTTACAAAATACAAAATATACAAAATACAAAATTTTTCGCCGATTACAAAATACAAAATACAAAATTTATTTTATTTCTTGACAAAATTTTGTTTTTGGAACACTTCAAACGTCCTTTATTTAAAGGAATTTCATTTATTTTCATGAATAATTGTTAATAAAAACAAAAAAGGCAATAAAAAAACCCATCAAACTTCATTAGAACTTGATAGGCAGTTAATACTAGTAATAATAGTGTATATATCTTATTCTTATAGGGTTTGGGAGGCTCTGTGAAGGACGTAGCTCCTCGCTTCTTCTTTCCCCCGAGGTAAAAACCCCTCTTTATCTCCCCCGAACCTCTTTCATATTATATATATGCCGAGGGACTAAGATATATTGTTTTCATAGATCAATCGTTTTAAAATATGCAGAATACGTAAGACTATTTATAATATAGGCTCTGTTAATACAGAACCTTAAACCATACAATCGACAAGATATAGAATTAATAAAGGAGTATGAAATGAAATATCTGCCTATTCATTCCAGTAGTAGTATATGACTACGCTATGACAATTTATGAACCAACTTAAACCAATTTGTGTGTAAACATTATGGAACTTATCGTGTTTATTACGCATATTTGATTGTATGGACGTTTCCATATCTCTGAATTTACTTGTTTTCTCTTCTTTTCCCCCGACCTCTGTTGCGATACATGGGCACGTTTCGTGCAAATCCTGTTGCGATTTGGTCGGCTATTGCGATTCGGGGGCGTTGTTGCGAATGGGGTGGCACAATTTTCATTGCGTTCATAGGGCGTAATTTTCTATTGCACCCTCCCCCGTCAATTTATATTGCACTTACACCGTTATAATATCCTCAGATTTCTCTGAGGTACTCAATTCTGAGTAAGTAGAAGTAAAAAAATGTCTCGTCAAGGAGTGGCAATATTTGGTCTTTTTAGGTACTCCTTAACTACATATATTATACCATTTTTCAATGCAGACGTGTTAAAAAAATACGATAAAAAAAGGCTATTTGTTAGTAGCCTCTTTCTTTTCTCTTTCTAAATCTTTTAAGATCAATTGTCTTACATAATCTGCTTTGCTTGGAACTGAATTTAACTTTTCTAGAATCTCTTTATTGTTCTTTGTAATATATTTCAGGCAAATTTGACTTACATTTTTTTTCGCATACTTATTATTTGCCCTCATCTTTGCTTCACTTGTTTTTGCCATAGTTTCCACCTCTTGTCTATTCCATAACATCAATGATATTTGACTTCGGCTGCCAAATACCTCGAACAAAAATAGATTCTTCGTCCTCTGCTTCAACTTTATCGGTTTCGATAGTGGTTTCGTGAACATTATTTCTGTAATATTCAACGTATTTTCCTAAATATTCAGGATTATCACAATACCTTCCGTTTCTTCCGTAAACATAACCATGTTCTTTTTCCCATTGTTCCTTAGTCATTTTCTTTTCCTCCTACTTTCTATTGCTTAATAACAGTTCTTTTCTTCCCATTCTGCGATTTCGTCTGCATCATCAATAATTTCACCATCTTCGCAAACTAGCATTGTTTCTCTTGACCCATAATCGACAATCTGATAATTGTCAGGCAATTCATCTGCCCATAAATCCACACCAAATAATTCAACATTGAAATCGTCTTTATATAATACGTTTGCTACTGCTTCTACGATTCCTGAATTTGTAAAACTGTGATACCCAATATGTACTTGTTTCATATTATGTCCTCCTAAGTACTTTTCCTTACACCCATAGTATATCATACAATAATACTATTGTAAATAATTAATTTAATAAATTTTTAGATTCTTTTGCACAATAAAAAGGCTATAAACATATTTATCGTTTTAAACGTGTTTTTAGCCTTTTCTTTATTTACCCTAATAAATACTCATATCAATCTATTTTGCTCGTTAGAATAACTTCTAGACGCATTTAAATTGATTTTAAGAAGTTTTTTCTTCTTTTTCTACGCAAGTTGTAGTCTTTATCAATTAAAATCTGTAATATCATTGTTCTGTCAACTAGATATTCAATTCCATCACTATTGAAACCAACGATCTTACACCACCAACGATTGTAGGTATAAGGTTTCGTCAATACGATTTGCACTAATTCTGTTTCATCAAATAAAGCAGCCATTGCTACATCCCCTGCTCTTAGACCGATATTGCCATGGTAATTAAACCATCCTCCGCAGGTTTCTTTGAAATGCTCGTATTCTGTATCTCTTCTAGGCATCTAGATAATTCCTATCTGAGTTAATAATGCACATTTTACTTCTTTTTCTTCTCGTCTATCGAGTGGTTTGATATGCCACTTAACATTTTCTTTGTTGATCGTTAAGATTTGCTCGGCTTTTGCTATTCCATATTCATGTCCTGTATCTACCATTACGTGACATGGCAAGTCCGTTCTTTTTAAATTGCTAGTAATTGGAATTACATTCACTGTTTTACTTCCTTTATTCTGAATATCGTTTGAAATAACGATACAAGGTCTCCTTTTATAAAGAATTGTATTACTGTATTTCGGTAAATCACACCAGTAAATGTTATTGTTTAGGATTTCCATAATGATAACCACCTATCCTCTCTAATTTATCCTCTAAATTTCTGTTATGCTGCTGCAACCCGTATATTTTCCTATCTCTCTCAATTAAAGCTTGTTTGATTAATACCATATCGTCATAAAGTGCATATAATCCGTTGTTCTTTAAAGCTTCTTCTACGTTTTTAAAACTTATCTCTACTTTATTCGTTTCTATCATCTTCTTCATTCCAATCCATCCCGTACACGTCATCTACTGCATCATCATTTGTATCTTCCTTAATTGGAACACGTACAACTCTAACTCCAATTCTATGAGTGAATAAGATACATACTGCCCAAATTGGATGAACATGAATTACCATGTATGCAGTAAATATCATTACCGCTATATTGTGGATTGCCATACTTAAATACATCATTTTGCTACTTTCTCCTTCATATATTTTGAAGTCATGCTTTGAGCTTCTACCCCTTCTTTTGCCAACGCAATATTCCAAATTTCATTTAATAATGAATCTACAACATTGCATGAATCACTGTTATTAACATCAGGAACACTGATTTTCAATTTAATTAGTACATCTGTACTTTCTTTAGGCTTATTTCGTTTCTTCAAACCCATCATATCCATACCTCATATTTTGATATTTGTATTTTCTAACTTCATATTCTGCTTTATTGAGATTGCCAATCAATCTACAATTTTCAAGTTCCAATTCATTAATTCTTTCTGAAACAACTAAGGAATAAAGGAGCATTGAAGCTATGCCACCTATGAAAAATCCTGCAAAGAAATAAATCATCAAACAACCTCACAATTCTCTATAATATCTTTAATTAATTCATTTTTATCCACATTTTTGAAATATCCTTTTTCTTTCAAACTTTTTAATTGATAACAACCATTAAATTTACATCTATCATCTACATGACTGTATGTATTTATTAAGTCGTATTCAAATTGACTCAATTTGTATGTTGGATTTTTGTATGGCTGCTTTAACCAATCTTTTGCAATTTCACAACATTCTTTTTTAATAGTTAGAAAGTCACAGTCATTGCAATTAATTCTAGAACATGACTTAGGTATACCTTTGACTACTGCTAAATTATCAATGCAACACTCTAAGATTTCATCTTTGTAATGTTCAAAATTAGTCTCTTGCTTTATTTCTTGTTTTTCTTCTTCAAGCCATCCTAATTCCTTTGCTTGCTTGTTGATAGCTTTTAATAAATTATTTTCAATTGCTATCTCAAGAAAATTACCATCTATTACAATTACTTTTTGTAATAAATTAAATATTATTTCTTGATAATAGAATGAGCCTTTAGTTTCTATTAAGTATATTATTTTTTCTTTTTCTTCGTTTCTCTGATAACCTAATTCTTCAAACATTTCTCTAGCGTTCATGTTGTTTCACCTCAATTTTATAAATATTGTCTAGCCAACTTTCACACTCACTTTTAAATCTGTTGAAGTGCTTTTGTGCCATATCCATAGTTGTGTAAATTCTTAAATACTTCTTCGTCATATGCTTTCTGTCTTTCAAGCATATCTTTAATTAATTCTGTACTTGTCATTTGGTTCTCCTTATATAATCTGTTTTTATTACGCAAATCTATCGTAATAAGCATCTTTAAATCTCACTTTGCTTTTCTTTCTATGATTGTAAACTTCATGTAAATACTCAAGTGCATCATCAACACACACTACCGATACGTTTTTGTTAGTACCTTTTTGTAACTGTTCTGCCATTCTATCTTGGTCAATTACTTCTAAATCAATTACACTTGCCAACACACGAATAACTATATCTTTTCTTCCACGTACAACAATGTACTCTTGCACACTGTCAAGAAAATTCAATTTGCTAATTATTTGGTTTATATTTCCTTTAATTTTGAATTTTCCATTTTTAACAGGTACGCTCACCGCATCGCCTTGTGCTCCTTTTCCGAGCAAAATCGGTGCCAATGTAGAAGGAGAAAAACTAGGGTATTCATCAACGCATTTTTTCAATGTGATATAATCCTCGATTCCTCTTTCGGCATAAGAATTAATATAATCAATCGTTTCCTGTTTTTTTGATGAAACATTATAAGCAATACAATCTTTTAATCCTAAGCCTTTTCTAATTTGAAATTCCACTGGCAAATTGAGCTGCTTAAATGCTTCAATTCTATGTTGTCCGTCAATAACCTCCATGTTTTCGTTAACAATAACGATCGTTGGAAGCAATCCGTTATCTCGCACATTATCAACAATGCTATTTACATTTTTCAAATTAATGTCTCTATTGCCTTTTAAATATTTAAAAACACTATAATCACGTGTGATATAAGTTTTTAAGTCCTTTTCTAAAATGTTATTCATACTTTTTTACCTCTATTTCTAAAACAATGTTTCTTGTTCATATTTTTTACCATTACACGTAAATACTTTTGATTTCTTTTTCTCACAATCTGATTCATCAACTGATTCATCAAAATATTTAACTAACTCGTTATAATTGCTTGTGAACATCCCATCATAAGCAACTCCGTTAATCACTGTATGATAATCAAGATCAATTTCTTTATCTTCGCCTATTCTTTCAAAAACTAATGCGTGCTCGTAATCTATATAAAAATCAGCGTTTGGAAAAACACGCTTAATGTATTTATCAGCTTCTTTTAATTCGTGGCTTTTGAAGAATGATGCATACCTTCCGTAAACTTTATCCATATACAATTTCATGCACTCCTTAAAATAATGTACTTGTTTCTATTGCAATTCTTTTCTTTGCAATTTGACAATATTCTTTAGATATTTCATATCCAACATATTTTCTTTCGTTAAGTTCTGATGCAATAGCAGTTGTTCCTGTTCCTAAGAATGGGTCAACAATCGTATCTCCCTTAACACTGAAATTTTTAACAAACCAATCTGCAATTTCATATTTCATAATTGCTCCATGTCCTTTAAAATGTTTTTCATTAACTGAGCTATGCACAATGTTTTTGATTGACCCATAGGCTCTAAACTCCTCTGAATGTTCATTTAAAACAAAGAAATATTCAACTGCATTACATACTGATGTAAGTATGTTTCCGTTCTCATCCTTAATCTTGTTGATACTTGGTTGAGGGTTTGTTTTCTCCCAAATTACAATTCCTTTTAACTTATCTGCGAAATATCCAATGTATTTATAAACATCTTTTTTGTTGAAATATGTTGCTTGAATATTCACAATTACATCTTTCTTGCATACTCTTAACAACTCATTTGTTACATCAACAATCATATTGTAATAATCGTTTTTAACATCATCATAATGAGCGTACTTGTCATTTCTTACCCTGTTATATGGAGGGGATGTAATCGCAACATCAAATTGATTGTCTTTAATTTCTTTCAATCCTTTTAAACAATCTTGATTATAGATAACCCCACCCGTTAGATTTATCTGTTTATCCATTTATTCATCCTCCACAACATATTCCCCAATGTATAGACTTCCTTCAATTACATACAGATTCATAATGTTTTCCTTTGTTGCCCCTAGGAAATCTTTACCAGGCTTTTTAAAAGCTAGTTTTCCATCTCCAGTACAGTATTTGTATTTGTTATCGCCATAACATTTCTGAACACTGTACATAAGTTCATCATCATATCTTTTCGCAATCATCTAGAATGGTATCCCTTCGTCATTATCATAATGTTCAGGATATGATTGATAATTTACTTGATTCGTAAATGGAACTGTTTGTGGCATTGTAGCATTGTTTAAAGCCAATTCTACGTCCATAACGTAAACGCTAGTCTTATACATCTTCTGATTGTCTTTGTTCGTGTATGAGCTTTTCTGAAGCTTTCCGTCAACTGCAATATGTTGCCCTCTAAATCCATATTGATTAATATGTTCTGCATTTTCTCCCCACGCAGTGCAATCAAAGAAAGATTTAAACTCTTGTCCATTCTTTCCCTTTTCTTTAACTTCAATCGAGAAATTACATAGGCTTTGTCCTGTAGCAGTTTTCTTTAAAACAATATCGCTACCGATTTCGCCTGATAAAATCACTCTGTTCATTTCTTTTCAACTCCTTTATACAAATTCAACACCTATTGAATTAGGTCTGATTCCTTCTATCATCTGATACATATGTGATTTAGAAATGAAATTCTTTCTAGCACACTCGGCAATTGAAGAATAAACTGTATCGCCTATTCTTACTTTCTTCTTGTTTCTCAATCCTTGAGTCTGAGCTAGTTTGATAACTCTTAGGTTTTCAATTTTCATTTCTCCGTCAAATACGATAGAATCGTTCTTTTCTATTTCACCAACAAAGGCTTTGTAGGCTTCAAACAATACATTCAAGTATCTTTTCCCTTCTTTAAGGTTCACTACAACTCTATAAATTGATTCCGTTTCCTTTTTAGCTTTCATTTCTTTTTGATTTCCTTTTAGATCAACAGAAACAACTCTTAAATAACTTGTGATGTAATATCTTATTCCTGTTTTACTTTCGCCAAGTAGTTGGTATTGCTCATCATCTTCACTTGTTACTTTTCTTCTTTCTTCCTCATCCGTTTCAATAGGAAGAAGAATACATCCTTTGTAGGTTTCCTCGTTTCTCAACATCTTATGGAACTGAGCATTTGTAATGCCCAATTCCCTCATTACATCTTTTGAAGATACGATTCCACGTACAACTGATATATCGTTTTTATCCAACATATAATATTGCACTTGCTACCCCTCCTACTTTTTATCCTTTTATCAAATCTCCCAACATCTTCATGCCCTCCTCCTTTTTTGGAGGTGTAGGCAATTGATCGTGTTGTGTATATGTTTCCAAACTGATTTGACCTGAATTTAATAACTGTACTTCTTCTTCACAAATCTCTTTATAAGCTTGTAGAAATCTATCTCGGTAATATTGCAAGTCTTTTTTATTACTCCACGCAATATCCCTTAACAGATAGCTACCTCCTAGTGCTTTCTGAATGTTTCTAGGCAGTTTATTGTAGTTTACCTTACTCGTATGAGGGTCACACTTAGCGTTCCTTAAAACGATTTCCCAAGCCTCTCCAGCTTCCTTAGTTTTTCCAATTGCAGTTTTACTGATTCTTGTTTTTACTTGTGCTACGTTTGGAGCAAACTCTCTTGTGTCACTTTGAATGATTTGATTAACTGCTTTTGCTACAACCAAGTATTCATAATCCTTAAAAGATACTTGCCAAAGTTTTAAATAGGCTTGTGTATCTTCTTGAGTCATGTTTTTGTAGCTCATAGGGTAATTGATTCTTAGCACTTGTAAGATTCTTTCAGTTTCTTCTAATGTCAAAATGCATACCCCATTTCTTTTCTCGTCAATTGTCTTTGACCGTCATTGTTATTGTTCTGCAATTTGTAGAATGTTGACCAGGTATGTACAATGCTCTGATTTACAATTGCAATCTTGGTAACATCATCTACCGCCAAATTATCTAATTGATTTAAAGATAACTTCATTGCTCTAACAGTCAAAGGTTTTCTTGCTTTAGTACGCATATCTACAAAGTCATGCAATGCATCTTGCAAATCTTTGTTTTCTGTATACTCTGAAATAACAGAATTAACACTTTCTTTTTTTATATTTTTTTCTTTATATTCATTAGTATTTAATTCTTTAGTACTTTGTTTATTAGTATTTTGTTTATTAGTATTTATTTGTGGTCGATTTTCCGTGCACGGAACTTCCGTGTACGGAATTACCGTGCACGGTTTTTCCGTACACGGTAATTTGTCATACGGTTTCTCGTAAATATCGTAGATGTAATCAAACCTTCCTGTTTCATCTTGAACTCTAGTACGCTTTAAATATTTGTGTTCTTCAAGTTCTTTTAGTACGGTTTGAACTGCTGCTTTATTTTCTTTTACGATTGCAGCCAATCCATTTACTGAGTAATCCCAATTACTAGGTAAAGAAAGCATCAAACCAAGAAGTCCTTTTGCTTTTAGTGAGATTTCTTTATCTTGAAAGTGGTAATTGCTCATTACTGTAAATCCTTTAGTGTTATTTACTCTAATCACTGCCATACTTCACACCTCCTAGCATTCTGTACCTATGTACTTTGTATGAAACGTTATAACGACACTAAACGCACTCCAGATGTCGGCTTTAAATCCGTAGAAATATCCAGGTTCTTTTTTTGTTCCTTTTCCTTTGTTTGGAGTATCTTTAGCAAACAAATCAATCAGAGCTTGTCTAATAGTTGCGTCTGTCGCTTTCATAGAGTGGCATATAAGCATTTTTTCTTCACTTCGGTATATTAATGTAGGCTCAATATCGAAAGCTTCAAATTGCTCTAATAAACGCCCTATAAAGTAACAAGTTTCAAATGTAGTTTGACCTACAGGCATACCGAAACTTTGTATTCCTTCAATCGCTACATAATCAATTGGATAATTTTCTGCTTTCCAATTTGAGATTTTATCTTGCAATTCTTTGTTAGGAATTTTTCCTTTATCTACAACTGCCGATAAATCGTTCTCAACTACAACAAATGCACTGTATTCATTTGCTGGATCAATACCTAAAATCGTCTTACGCACCTCCTATTTCAAACTTAGTTGCATCGATTTTTTTCTTGGTCGCATTCATCTTGGCTTCGATACTTTCATAAGCAGTTTTGAAACGTTTTAAATCCGAATCAACTTTCGCAAGCTTTGTTCTTTCATCAGCTACTTTTTGACAAGCTAGTGCTTCAAAGTATTTAATACTAGGTGCTTTTCCATCATGGTCACGTTCCCAAGTACTACGCTCAACATAAATTGCGTTTGTCATTTTATTTTCAATATCTGCTTTAAGAATGTTCGATTGTTCCTGTAATCTAGCCATCATTTCACCAATTAAGAACATTTGATTTGCAAGGTTTTCAACATTTAATGCCATTTCCATTACTGCACTTTCATCAGGAATATAAGCATCCACTAAAATTTCAAGTTGTTCTTGGATTTCTTCATCTTTCCAATATTTAACTTTGAATGGATTGTATTTAAACAACAGTTCATTTTGACTTAGCATTATATTTCACCTCTGATTCATCAATATGTCCGTATATACGCTCTAAATATCTTTTGGCAATGCCTAGCATTTTCTCTCTCTTTGGACTCTGGTCTAAAAGATTGTGACATCTTCTACATACTGTAATAATGTTTTTCTCTACTCCAAGTCCTGATTGAGACCTTGGAATTACGTGTGCTTCGGGAAATGCGAAGGGAGAACCGCAAAATATACACATTCTCCCATCTCTTTCCCATACAGTATCTTTAACTGATTTAGGAATATCTGTAGCTTGGCTACGTTTTGATTTATACAAGACTTACACCTTCTGGTTGTTCCTGATATGTTTGTTCTTGATACCCTTGAACTTGTTCTACTTGTTGATTTTCTTCGCTATCTAAATAAACAGGTTCAGAACTTACCTCATCTTTAAATGACATATCTGTTTCAATTGCGGTTTGCATTTCAATGCTCATGATCCCCCATTTTGAAATCAATTGACGTAAAATAGTTTTGAAAGCCATATCGTCAAAATCTTTTTCCCAGAATGTATATCCTTTATGTGCTGCATACCCTTTTGAGTATTTCTGAGCGTGTTCTTCCATTGTTTCTTTTGACCAATACATTGATTTAGTAAAACCATTAGTCAATTCAAACATTCCATAATATCCAATTGTAGGAGCTTTCTCACGTTCTAATGGGTCTGTAATTGCTCTTACTTCAATATCCTCTGTAAATGGGTTATAGCTTAACAACTCACCATCTTTAACTGCTACAACATTGATTTTCTTATATTGACCTGAACGAATAGCTAATTGAAGATAACCTTTATATCCAAGTTGGAATGTAGCGACTGTACGATTGTTATTAGTGTCTCTGAATGGCACCATGTAGTAGTGTCCTAATTGTGGACTAGGCGATAAGTTCAAAGAATCTCCTACAATACCAGCACTTACGATCGTTGGAAAATCACATTCCTGTAATTGCTTATTTGTATTTACCGCACTAATGATAGATGCTACGAATTTTTTACCTCTCGTTACACTACCTAAAGTTTTTGTAATGTTGGATAACACTGCATCTGATTTAATATAAGATGCAAATGTATGTGCATTTTGTTGTCTCTTTGCAAAATTGTTTTGTAACATAATTAACATTCTCCTTTTTCTAAAATATTGATTTTTACACCATGTTCTTTAATAAGTTGATTTAAAACTGGATTGCAAGCTTGTAACTCTTCCATAGATCCTTCAATACGGAATACGCAATATCTTCTTGTTTGAGTTTGACTTTGGCTTTCATGAGCTTCTAATCGACTCTGAGGAATCGTTGTTTGATTCATAGCTTGAGCTTGTTTAGATTGTTCAATCTGAGCATTTACTTTTTCTTGAAGCTTTGCTTTGGCTTCTTTAATCTCATTGATTCTCTCTGTAGCTTTGCTTAGGTCCAATGTCTTACAGAACAATTGGATAACTTGTTCTGCCTGTAGTTCATCCTCAGGTAATGAAGCTTCGATGAATGATAATTGCTCTTCGGCTTTCAAGAACTTATTATTTAAACTTTCTTCAATTTCCTTAGGCTTAACAGTTTTGTTCAAATATCTTTCTTCAAAAACTAAATCAAATGGGTACTTATCATTTGTCATGTTTGTCCATAGCTCTTTGATTTGATTTTTCTTCAATTCTTTTTCTGCGTTGTCAACCTCGTTAATTCCGTCACCCAATTTATCGGATGTTGCTTTGATTGTTTTCTCAACTGCCATGATGTCTTTCTTGTCTTGAATCCATTGAGCAAACACATCATTTTCAACTTGTTTACGCTTATCAGATACAAGCTTTACCAAATTGTTTAAAGCAGCTCTATCTGTTTTAGCCTTCTTATAGTTGTCTTCATCTACTACATAGTTGTAGTGCTTTAAACCTTCTTTGATTTCAGGTAATAAATCACTTGCGTTTGTGTACACTTTTCCGTTTTGTGCACGTACCTCTAAATTAAATTCCATATTTCCATCTCCTCTTTTTCTATATAGACAATGTGATAGGTGGTTCTACATCACCTATGAAGTACCTATCCCATTTTTCTATCATTGCTTGTTTTAGATCGTTCATACTGTCTAAAGCTTCTTCTTTACGATATGAACGCTCAATAATTCGTGCATCACCATCTGCAAATCTTAGTTCTGCACAATAGATAACAAAGTCAAAATCCGTAACAATCAATCCTTCTAAAGTTTGGCAATAATAGTTATCAGGAACTGTTTCATTTCCTTTACTTCCCCATTTCTGCAAACTCTTAGAATTGATTATCTTGGATGTTTTGATTTCCAAGATTCCACGTTCTCCTGTTTCCTTGTTGTAAATCAATCCATCAGGACTGTATCTAAGAAAATCATATTCCTTAGAAACCAATGTAACGTTATCCACGTATTGCACATCAAACTCAGGATGTTTGGCCTGAAATAACGTTCTTAAGCATGGCTCTGCAGTATTGCCATACTCGATAGCCTCATTCGTAATTTGTTGTGAGCCGAATTTTTTATCGTGCCACAACTGATTAAGCGTTTTCCATGGATTCAAATCCATGAAGCACGATGCATCCGAACCGCCAATTCCACGACCACGTTTTTTTAACCATTCTTCATGGCTTCCATACTTTTCGACACTAAACTTCTCAGTGTCTTGATACAGATTCATTTTTTACCCCTCCTTTTAACACGTACTTGGCATAAGATGTCTTATCTCCAAACCGATTTTTAGAAGCTTCGGTTTGAGTTTCAATGTCATACCCCAAGTCTCTTAAATCCCAAATTCTTGCACCCAAACGAGTGATTCCATACTCTCTAATTGCTTCTAACGGAGTGATAGAACCATGCTCCTTTAGGTGCTTGATAACTCTTTCTGTTTGTGTCATTTTACAAACCTCTTATGTACAAGTTTGCGAAAACTGTGAATGCGATAGCTAATGCGAATAAAACAATTGAACATATGTAATTGAATTTAGCCATTCCATTAACCATGCTCGTCTGTTTCATGCTTCTAACTTTAGTTGCATAATGAGTTTCGTACTCGTTATTAGCAAAAGAAGGAAGCGTGATGCAATCACCTAACTCAACTGCTTTCTTCTTTGCGGTTGATTTAGAACCAGGCTTCTTCGTCTCTTTCTGCTTTGCAGAAGTCGTAGCAGTAGTCTTCGTAACTGTACTCATCTTGTTCTTCCTCCTCATCTTCATCAATGTATCTGTTGTCATCTAACTCTCTTAAATCATCTACATCCATCATGTTGTTCACACCTTTCTTTGAACTCAGGAAACATCCTGATAAATAACTTTGTTGGAACTTTCTTTGTATCTATCACTTTGGATAGATTGGACTTTTTGTAAGTCTCCGTTTCGCATATAAGATTCAACATCTTGTATGCAGTTTTTTTAGAAACACCAAGTTCCATGATGTCTCTATATCCAAGCAACACTTTCATTCATTTACACATCTTTTCCCAACTTCAAATCCACACATATAAATTGTTTGAAGCATTGAAGATACGTTTAATAAATCTTCATTAGAACATCCGTTATTGATTAGAAGTTCTAACACTTTGTTTTCCGTTTCTGTTGATTCATTGATTAAACTAACTGAATTTAATCTTCCACTTGATACCGCCATTTTAATCACCCCCTTCTATAATTACACTCTTAGCGTATTCAATTTGTAAAAAAATTTAAATTTTAACCAAATCTAACGAAGCATTAGCTTTGGTGCAAATCTTCTTGACTTCCCAAAAGTAGAAATTTTTAATTCCACTTTCTTTTCTTTGGTAGCTAACAGTAGATATACCAAGATATTTAGCCATTTCTTTTTGAGTCATATTTAATCCAACTCGAATTTGTTTGATTGTTAATAATTCCATTTTCAATACCCTCCTATCTGCGCCCTTAGCTTATCTACACTTATAATATACGCTCTGATCTTAGTTATGTCAATCATTTTTTTATTATTTTAATACAATTATTTAGCTTAGAGCGTAAATTATGATATATTTATTGTAGAAGTAAAATTTGTTATTGTTATTAGAAAATGAGGTGATACTATGGGTAACAAATTTGAATGTCAAGGATTAGCCTTGAAACAGTTTAGAAAGGAGAGTGGACTAACCTTATCTGATGTTACCGATAGGTTGCATCACGCACCTATGTGGCTTTCTGATATAGAGAATGGAAAAAAGAACATATTCTTTAAGGGCGCAAAAGCTCTATGTATGATATATGGACGAACTTTAGATGAATTATCCGCATTGGTTGATAAATATGAAAGATAGATCATAATGGTTGAATAGAGATGATACGTATTGTTTTGGTAGCACAAAACGTCCGCAACGAAACATGATAAACTTTAAGTGCCTGTAAATAGGCAACTGTATTTTCATCTCTCTCTATTTCATGGAAGGCACACTCGCTAAAGGGTGTGTTTTTCTTTTGCAAACAAAAAAGCACTAGAAATTAATCTAGTGCGTTGTCTTTATCCATGAATTTTGCGATTCCTTTGTCGGCTTGAGGAAGCCAATGAGCATAAACACTCAATACAGTGCTTAGATTGTCTCCTAAACGCTTTGCAACGTCATATAAGCTAAAATGTGAGCTTCCATCTCTACCATATTTCCAATCATGTAACTGGCACAGGAATGTCTTAAATCGTGTATACGAATGATAGGAATTTGTTCTTCGTTATTCTCATTTGCAATTTTAATAGCTTCTCTCATTCTTGTTCTAACTGTAGTATTGCATACAGGTATATCTATACCGAATACAAATGATTTCTCGGGAACATCCAACATCTCTTTAAAATCTCTATATTCATCCGATAAGAACTGGGGCATTGTAATTGTCCTATAGCTATTAGGAGTTTTTGGAGTTGTGATTTTATGCAAATCTTTTGACCATGTTTTTTTAATTGCAATCGTATTGTTTTCTAAATCTACATCCTCCCAAGTCAACGCTAGTGTTTCGCCAATTCTCATCCCCATGTAGAATTGATTTGTGAATAGAAGATGATACAAAGGATTTTCAACATAATGAATAAATAGATTGAATTGTTCTAAAGTCCAATACTTCATTTATGTTTTCTTTTCGTTTGGGTCTTTGACCAATTCTATCGGGGAACAAGGATTAGTTTCTAAATATCCTTTACGAACTGCAAACCGCATCATCTTATTTATTCTAGATAAATAATTCTTTGCAGTTTCATATCCTACGTTATTAATCATTAATTCCATTGCAACCTCTATATCGTTGGTTGTAATGGATTTTATATTAACATCACCTAAAATATCAATCCATCTATTCAAAATCCTATTCTGATTAACCCATGAACTTTGCTTGATTCTTTTCTCTGTATAAGCTACATAAACATTAAATAATCTTTCCAATGTAATATTCTTGTATGGGTCTTTGATATTCTCTTTGAATATGATCTCCGCTTTTACTGCATCTTTCTTTTTTGGAAATCCACGTTTCTTGTATTGTCTATACTTTCCATTTTTCATTTTGTACGAACCATAGAAATACCACGTACCTGTTTTTTCATCTTTTTTTACTGCCATGTAATTTTCCCTCTTTCTTTAGATAACACTTAAATTTTATAAAAAACTAGTTAAAATATGTGAAAAATAATGCTATTTTATGCCAATATCATGCCATTAACATATATCGTACTTTATATAAAGCAATTTTCTTTTTGTTGAATGATATTTGCAAGTTTCTAGCTCTTTATTTTTCTTTATTTTTTATTCATCTAGTTTATTTTATGTTCTCATACTTTCTCATTTTTGGCTACTTTTTATTCCATTGAATCTAAAAAAATATTCCATGCGTTATGCCACGTGCTTTATGCCATTATGCCAAAACCATATAGAAACAAAAAAGTCTCCCGCTTGGTAAGGAGACTCTTTTGCATAAAGTTATCTTAGAAAGGGTTGTGTCCATCTATGAAGAACACATCAATAATATAGCACATAAATTTTAAGATTTGTTAAAAAACAAAAACCATACCTGGATGTGTTAGGTATGGAATCGTTTTGGTGACATTTACAAAAAGGGGGAGCTTTTAGCAATTGTCACATTTTGTAGTTGTTTTTGCTAGTGCCACAAAGAGAAATGTTAAGATTCAATTACACGTCTGCAATTTGCACTACACCAAAGAGAACTTAGGCCTTTATCATTCTACTTTTCCTAGCAACATGATTATATCATATCAGTATGAATTTTATATAAAAAAGACCACCTTTCAAGTACTTCTAGAATGTACTCTAATCAGTGGCAAGAAAATAATTTTTCTTTGTAGTCGACTTGCATAAAAATAATATCAATCAGTCACGCTTGGAATAACTATAGATCAATACTAATAAATCCATATGCCTAACTTGGATTTGTACATCAAGCTAACATGGTTCACTTAGGATTCATCATGTTTTGACCTTTGCCATTATAACATAGCAAAAACTGCCACACAATTAAATATGTAGCAGTTTCGTTTCTCCTTGTTCCTATAATTGGTACACGAGATAAAAAGAATACAATCATATTCCCCTAAGCATAGATATTGTACCATATTATGGTATTGGTCGCATTGTGCACTCTGCTAATCTATGTGCATATATTATAGCACAAAAAAATAGCCTATGAACTTAATCATAGGCTAAAAATACAAAAAAAATAGTTGAAGGATTTGTGTCATAATTTCAGATTTTGACACTTTTTTTGATATGTAACTGTAAATTTTGCACATTTTGTGCAATTTTGACACTTATATGTGTTATTTTTGTGCTTTACGCAATTTCTGTTAATGGTGTTGGGTCAACCCAAATACCTCCAATTTTAACGATGTTCTTTTGAACATTAACCGCATCGACTCTGATTCTAGATACGTAGACTACTGCATTCGTAGTGTGCAATACATTGTCGTTATATCCATCTGAATTAGGTACTTTGTCGACTAAACGAATTGGAAACCAACCGCCTAGTTGAGATAAGTAGCAGCATAAATCATCACCAATCTTCTTTAAGCCTTGATTACCGATTTTCATGTGAACAGATGTAACGTAGCTTCCTTCATGCAAGATTTGGTCGATAGCTTCTGCATTAGATTGTGTAGCACCTACTGGTACGTGAGGGTCTGTATCAATACCCACATCATTTGTCCATCCAATCGCTACCCCATTACGATCAATACGATATGGATATTTAGCACCTTTAATTACTCTACCGATTGAACCGCTCCAATCACCTTTTAAGATTTTAGAAGTTCCGTAGCAGTTAACGCTTAATGTATTTGTGCAGATAGGTGTACCGACTGAATACTTTTCACCACTTGGAGCGTTTGGAGTGCTTGGTTGCGTTGGTGCTACTGTTTGAACATCTAATCTAGCATTTACTTCTTGTGCTAATTGAGACATTCTATCGTGTAGGAAAGGGCCTGGGCAACTTGTACTTGCAAACATTCTATGCTCTGTCAAACTTCCATTTGCATTTCCTGTGTAATTTAATCTAAATCCGTATCTCTTACAGATATCAACACATAGATTTATCAATGCATTCCATGCTTTAGTTGAGATTGTCCAATTAGGTGCACACGTTTCATTTGCGACCTCAATCGTAATTGCTTGGCAATCATTATAATAGTTTGATGATGTCCACGCTCTGTTTTCTTCGTCTACGTTACATACGATTGTACCGTCTGAACCAATACAATAGTTTGCACTAGCCATTCTTCCGCTTACTTGAAATGACTGAGCACATCGCTCTGCTGTCCATTTGCAAGCCATGTGATGAGGTGTAATTTTACAAACTTTGTATCCTCCACGTCCACGCATATAGTTATCTGCACTAGCAGGAATATATTTATTTGTTAATCTTGAATATGACATTCTTCTTCACCTTCTTCTTTTCCGTTACTCAACTCTTCTTGAGCTTCTTCTGATAATTCTTCAAATTTCACTTCTTTTTCTTCCATATTTCTTTCCTCATTAGTTTTTATCTAGCAGAAAGTTTTGAATCTCATCTCTAGCTTCTTGGAGTTTATCTTTGTCGTTTTCAGAAAGCATATTGTTGATGATTGCGATATTTGCCTTTAATGTCAAATTACCACGTTGCTTATCTTCTTCTAATCTTTCTTCATGTTCTCCTAGCCTTCGAGAATGTTCATTCAATTCTTTCTTAATCCCTTCTTGTGTGATAACTAAACTTTCAATTGATTTTATTCTATTATTATCTCTTACTAACCATTCTTCGTGTTTTCTAACAGTTTCTTTTAAATCGTCATTAGGTTTCTTTACTTCTTTAATGATTTTAACTACTCCCCAAGCGGAAGCAATGAACCCAAAAAGCCATAAAACATATTCTAGATCAATAGTGATTACCTTCACTATTAGTCACCTTTGACGTTGATTTTATCAATTCCATTATCTAATTGAATCTTAACGTATTCTTCAATTTCATCAAAAGTGCTTTGAACAATTTCACTAATCATTTCTTTTGTAATGATTCCATGCAATGCATCAGGCACTAGATTATAAAGCTTACCGACAACTTCTTCAAACTTCTTGCCACCTGCATTAGTTGTATCTTTGTAGTTGCCCTCTGCTTCTTTAATGTATACAACTGCTTGTGCAGTAATTTTAGCAATAACTTCTTGAACTTCTTTTGCTTTAGTTTTAGCTTTCGTACTGAATTTAAAATATAAAGCTAATCCACCACAAACTAAAGTAGCAGTAGTCTGTAATAAAGTTAAAAAGTCTTGTACATTCATAAATTTACACCTCCAAAAATATTTCATCTCTCTCATATTTTATGAGGTACTGTTTTATGGCATATCAATTATATAATAAAAAGAAAAGGACGTACATTTTATGTAGCACGTCCTATAACTTATACAATACATTTTGTGTGATTTAATTTTACATTGTTCTTAGATACTTTAGCATAAATCATTGTTGTAGCAATGTTTTCATGCCCTAAAATAGCTTGGGCTTCCTCAACACCCATACCACGATTCAAACCATCTGTAGCAGTTGTATGTCTAATCAAGTGAGGGAATATCCTACGTTCAATTCCAGCTAATTCTCCAAGTTGTCCAATTCGTTTTTCAATTGCATTCTTTTTTAATCTGTTGTGAGGATGTCTATCTGAAACAAACAATGCATCATTATCATCATCCCTAGAGTCTAGATAATTTTTTAAAGCAAGTTCAGCTCTTGCGTTTAAATATGACGTGCGATGTTTATTACCTTTACCAAACAAAACAACTTCCTTTGTTTCAAAATTAACATCACTTTTATTAATGTTGACAATTTCTGTAACTCGACATCATGTTGAATATAGAAATTCCACCATCGCCTTATCTCTTGCAGTAGCACATGAATCACGTAATTGTTCTAATTCAATAGCAGTCAATGGCTTACGTTCCTTAGTTTCGTATTTAATTTTTTTGATTGTTCTACAAGGATTGCGATCAACATACTCCTCATTACAACACCACTCAAAGAATGCATTGATAATTGTTCTTCTACTATCCAAGCTTCTATTGCTAAGTCCTCTTTGTGTTTGAACTTTATATAGATATACTCGAATATCATTGGTTGTAATATTTTTAATCGGCTTATTGATTTGTCTAAAAAAAATCTTTTAAGTATAAATCATAAAGTTCCAACGATTTCATACTCATTCCTTCAATCTTTCTTGTTACGAAGTATGTTTGATAGCACTCAGGCATATAATTGGTATAAAGCTCTAAAGATGTTTCAATAGGCTTTATTTCATAATCGTTAACAAATACAGTTAACTTCTTAAATAATACACTTAAAATATCTTTATCAAAATCACCTGATAAAGACGAAATAAATTCATTCACAAATTGTTCTTTCATAATTTCTCCTCCTTTATCAAAAAAGCATATTCATAAAGGCCGAAATTATGGTATAATAAAAACGACCTTACTAGGTTTGAAGTTGGATGATGTTTTAGCGGACAATTCCAACTTCTTTTTTTATGCTCTTTAGTACGCTATTAGCGTATACCATTTATTTTATTTTAGCAAGCAAAAATTATATTTTTAATAAACTATATTCTTATTTAGTTTACTAATTCTTAGTTAGCTTAAGTCTGCTTTAGTTAATTGCATAGAAATTAATAATATCTCTCGCAATATATCGTGCCATCTTCTTTGCGCCTGTTACATCTGTATGTATACCATCAATTAAATCTTCTTTGTTTGAACTTTCCTCATATGATGGATTGTCATAATCAATAGTTGATGTTTGGCTTTCATATATATTTAAGATCCCACATCTTCTAACGTTAATTGTATTGATGCTCAATCTATCGGCAATATAATTTAAATAATCGCCTTTGTTTTTAATATAAACAAAATTCTCATAGCACTCTTGAATGGGTGTGCAAATAAAGAAATCGGCATTTGGATATAGCTCATGCAGTTTCTGATATGTGTAACGCATAATCCCTGCGAATGTTCTTCTGTTGACGTTCGCCAATGGAACAACGGCGTAATTTCCCTGACTATAATCAGAAACAAATTGAGATTCTACGGTATCAATTGTTTCTGATGTAGAGTCGTATGGGTCATTAGTTCCTGCGGCAATAATGATTATGTCAAAATCTTGATAGTCAGATTCTCCATTATTTTTAGAATTGATTACTTTTTGCACTTGGTTTCCGATACAGTTTCCATCTGTGCTTGGCTGTGGATTTCCATCATATATTTGGTCTTCTACTTTATCTTTCCAAGTAGCACCTGCGACAGAAACATTAACGAGTTTATTCGCATTGACATATAATTTTAGCCAATTTGTCCAACCTTGGTTTCCGCCCATTGCCGTAATGCTATCTCCTAAAGTCAGTATGTTCTTTCCTTCATAAATCTTTGATTGACCTAAACCTTCTGGCAATGATTGTTTAGTTACTAAAACATAAGGTTCATCGTATTCAGTAAATTTAGTAACCCCATTTTTTTCTAATTTAATTTTTTCATAATTCATTTGATGTGATTTAGAAAAACGGATATATCCATCTACTGTCGGCGTGTATGATACAGTATCGACAGTGCCACCAAAACCACTTACATACGATTTATTCATATCATATAAAGCCAATGTGCTAAAATTAGTTTTAACTCCATCAATACTTAAAAACAATGTTTCATTTTTTGATACTGGAATATAATCTGAAACAAGCCAACCGTCTATATCCATTAGAGTGCCATTATCTTTTAAGACTGCTTTGTTCAAAGTGGCTTTTGTGTAATCAAACAAATTGGTATGATTTTCGCTTAGTTCGCTTACATCTTCAATTGCATTTTTAGCGAGTGCAATAGCATTGGCAATCTCTTCGGTAATCTTAACGATTGAATTTATATGCACATGATTTGCGAAATCAAGAGTTGACGTTTCATAAGCAACTTTTGATACCATGATTCTACACATTTCACCGATTTCACATTCAACTTCTAATGGTTCTGTTCTAAACGCTGTTCTTGTAGCACTACCATCACTGTGATACGTAATTAGTGCATATTGAAATCCATCGTCAACACTAATATTAGTTCGTAAACCATCAAAATCGGTTTTCCATTTTGTTCTAATCCAAAATGTATTTCCACCATCTGTTCCGTCTGAATTGACAGAACCTAATTCCCACTCTAAATTAAGCGTTATAGGTTGATTTTTTTGCAACTGAACTAAATCTTCCTTTAGTTGACTAACTCCTAGTGTTTCATCTAACTGTTGAACAGTGCCTTTTTTAGTCCCTTGTCCATCTTCAACGATCAATACATCTTCCTTTTTAATGCCTGTTGTTTCAGGCAATTCTTGTATTCTAACTCCCATTATATTTACCTCCTATTTAATTTCCATAGTTTTTATAGTGTTGAATATTACCTTTTTTGTTGTAGTAAGATGCTTTTACTTCCTTTATTACTCCATTGTCGTTGTAGAAAACCTTGGCAGTCCTTAATCGTTCTTTTCCAATTGTATCAACAATCAAATTATCTCCATTCTTAGCTAAGATGTCTACTCCGTCTTTAGTTAGAATTTCTGTTTGATACAAATTTGTATTGTATGCAATTTTTAATTGGTCAACTAATGTTTTAAAACTGAATGTAGCAATATCTGATTTAGAGCCGAAGTTATCAACGATACGAACGTATAATGTATAACTTGTTTCAGGGCTTAAATTGTCTAAATTAATTTGCGTGTCAGTTCCTACATTAATCCAATTTGAATTGTCTAGCGAATATTCGTAGTGATCTATTGTAGCTCCTTCGTTTACAGAGAATCCATACCAAGAAAACATACCGCCAAACGGTGTTAACCGTGTACATTCAATACCACCTACATTGGGTTTTTCAGGATTCAATGTTGTAAATGATGTACTAGCTGCTAATGAGGGTTGACCATAGTTATCGACCATTCTTACATAGAATTTATAGTTTGTATTAGCTTTCAAATTACTAAGAGTTAAGCTTGTTGCTTTACCTTTATCTATCCAATTTTTTTCATCATTAGAGGTTTGATAAGAATAATCAGTTGCCATGTCTCCTAATGAGAATCCGCTCCAACTAACTTTTGCAGAATTGGATGTTACCGAGTTTAAAGAAACACTTCCTTTTGAAGGAGCATTAGGATATTTAGTGGTCGCAGTAAAACTGACCGCTTCACTCCAAACTCCGTTATATTTTCTTTTGAAACGATAATAGAAAGTGTAAGTCGTATTAGGGTTTAATCCTGTCCGTGTATCTACAAAAGGAGTATCGGCTTTTATTACTTTATTCCAATCAGTCCATGTTTTACCGTCACGACTCCATTGGTTTTCCTCAGAATAAAACGGAACAGAAATTGTACAGTACATTGTTTTGTATGTACTTCCAACATTGCTTATCGTTGCCTTGTTTGCGGTTCTATCAATTTTAGGAAGTGAGATGTCTACTACATTTGTGTTTGTAGGGTTTCCTATAGCTCCTGTATATGTTCCATTAAACCAATAATGTATTTTGCTTGATGCATTACCATTAGAATCATGGTTAACAGTAAATGAACCATTTTGTAGAAGATATTCCTTGCTTGTACCAGCTCCACCATCTGAAAATACTGCATGAGCACTATAATTTGGTGCTCCTGTAACTCCAGCAGACCAGTCTTGTTCAACATAATAACCTGAATAGCTTGGGTTTATATTTTCAACTAAAATCCTAGTTCTTGTATGTACTGTAGACCTATTATTTATAGCATCTTGTTCGCTCCATGCATAAACTTGGAAATACATATTACATAGGCCACTGTATGACCAAATTTGATGACCTTCAAGTAATGCCCATCCTCCACCTACATAAACCATGGATTAGTCTCCTATTTGAAAGTAGAAATATCCGTTAGGGCAATTTGTTGTGTTTGGGTCGGCAGTTCCAACTTTATAACGAATTGCTTCGATATTTACTGCATGGTTTTCATCAGGTTGTATCGTCACGTCATTCACTTTGATTGTTTTGATAGGAACTAATTGATCTACAACTTCTTGTTTAATATATCCAGCATCATTTTGAAGCTCAGATACATTTTTAGGAATTTCATTTTTCTTTGCATAAACACTAGCTAAATCTAGATTTACAATATAATCAACAGGACTAATCGTGTTTCCATCTAATTTAATAGTTGTGATAGGAACTTGAATAGCAATGTTTTTGTCGTTGTCTTTGGCAATGTTTGTTCCGTTTACAGAAATTGTCTTTACGAATTGATTTAGAATTGCCATTAAATCTAATTGATTAGAAATATCACCAATCATATTTCCCCATTTGATTTTCAAATTGGCATGGTCATTGATTACTTGAATTTCTTTTCCATTGTAGATATAGAACAATCCTTTTGAATCCACATACGCATGGTCTCTACTTGGATTAGTAATATCATCTACAGAATCAACGATTTCTAGCCAAAATTCGCAATCACCATCTTTTAAAGGAAACGATACCGCCATATCTTTATTACATACTACAGGTTGCATATTATTTTCCTCCAGCTTTCATAATGTCTGCAAAACAAGATGCACAAGAAGTAATTTCTACACCTAAGAATTTTGTACAAGCTTTAATAAACTTCTTGTTAATATCCAAAGCAATATTCAATAATTCGGGGTCTCTATCAGAAGCTTGATATGCTTCAAATGCAGTGTACATAGCCATACTTAAATGTTTAACTAAACACCACTGTTCTCTATCCCCTTTACTACCAAAAGAATTGTATAGATAAAGCATTTGAGACCGTCTGATGTTGGCATAATCATCAATTTCATCCTTTAGTGCTTCAATCTTTTCTAAATTATCAGGAATTTCTTCTTCACTAATTAATCCATTTTCAACCTCAGAAATACGTTTTTCTAATAAGGTTTTAGCGTGTAGTTCTGCACTTGCAATTTGTGTAAAACTACGGATAATATCTTCTCCAATTCCCGAAGTGCTATATTTGTTTTCCATCTACACAACCTCCTTTTTGTATGCTTTGATAGACAATCTAGCAGACTGTTGTTTTTGTTTTCTTTTAAAGTCAATTTGTTGACTGTTCAATTTCAATAGCGATATGGCAGACTGCCAATCTCTAGGATTTTGTTTTACATGATTTGATAGGTTTTCAATCCTTTGCTCATATCTGTTCATAGATGCCTCTTATCTGTTGACATGACTATATTTAAGATAATTTACTAACGTACAATCAAAATTACCATTTCCCGTTACTTTGATTGTCTTATATCCTGGGTCTAGTATTCTATTTCTATCGCTTTCTGAAAGATAACCACAAGCTTTAAGAACATCAAAATTAGAGTATTGCCCAGGCCATAGTCCATTGCCTGTAATCCACGCTCCGTTGAATTGCTGCTTGAAATATGGTGTCATGTCGATTCCTTCAATCTCGATATTAAAGTTTGTAGCAGTAGAATTATCTATTACTAGTTTAAACTCAAAACGCTCATAATAAATCAAATCCTGAGAAATTGACATTCCTATTACCGCTGGTTTAGAACTTGAACATCCCCATCTAGGGAACTCATACCCATAAAAGTCAACTGTGTGGTTTCTACGTTGAATGGAATTGTATCTTCCTTTTTCTTTCAAATCATAGACACTATCAGCTAATATATTTATCGCCTTACTAATATCCATAACTACTCACTCTTTCCGTCTCTATCTGTTCTAAGGAATTTCTCTAGTGTCAATGTATCTATTTCAATTCCTGTTTTATCTATTTCTCTTTGTAGGCTTGTGATATAGAACCAATCGTCTTGTTTTAGAATACGTTTCATGTATCTATTACAACTTCCCAATTGCAATAAATTGAGATCATAAATAAATCTGATTCTATCGCCTACATTTACTTCTTTAGGTAATGCTTCACAAGAAACGTTGATAGCAAACTTTCTTCTTGCATTAATTAGTTTTCTACAGGCACAATCATATACAACCTTGGCCGCATAAATTCTATCGTTATCAGTAATGATAGTTGTTCCATTTGTAGACTCAGGGTCAATGCTCTGTTGTACATAAACACTCTTTACTCTGAAAATACCAATGATATTTGATGTACTGATTGTTGTTGTATTGCAATATGGATAAGGTTGGTTTTGGCCAAAGAAATTAGCTCTACCATTGCCAACATCTGAAACATACATTGCAACGTGTGATGCAGGTGTGTCACCACCTCTACCGAATATGCACCAATCGCCAAATTGAGGTGTACTAACATAATCAAAGTACTGAGAATAACCTAATTCATCTCTGTTATACCAAATGTAATCTGCGTATCCATCACCGCCTATAGCTCTTGTAGGGTTGGGATAATTTAATGTTTGCAATGCTTTCTTCCATGCATCTACACATTGATATGGTTGTTCAATTGGCACACCATCCATGTCTATAGATTGACCATTCCATGTATTGATAAAATTCTGGGCGTTCCAAGGACGAGATTGTGTTTTATCTGTATCGGTTGTAGTTCCGTTATCATCTTGTTCCCACTCAGGAATCAAACCATAAATACGTTGAGCAAATTCAATACGCTTTTGATACTGTAAATCAATAGATGTATCACCACGTTCATAATCTGCCATAAAAGCCATTACCATGTAATTCATATCGGCTTCCATGTGTGACCATTGTTGGAATGTGATGTTATAAGAAGAAGTTGGAATCCAAGGGCCATTTGTAGCATTTGTTGACCATTCTTCAACCAACTTAGCTACTTCCCCTTTTCCATACATCGTGTAGCTTGAATATCCATGAGAACCAAGCCAATTGGTAATTCTTGTATATGGAGTCCACTGAACAAGACCAAATCCTTTTTGAGAATCAGGAACATCACCCATTTGATACAAGTTAGGATTTAATGTTGATTCCACATGACATGAACCACATAAAGCTGCAATAGCAGATTTACTCCAAATGCCTTTTAAAGAGTGCCATAAAGCTTTAGCATTGTTTATTTCCTCTGTATCAGTTAAATATCTCTGTTCTTTAGGAATGACCCATTTATAATCCTTAGAGTCTTTTGTCATATCCTCTAGACTGAATGGCGATAAATCATCAAAAGCAAATGTTCCTTCAATGAATACACCGCTTTCATATCCAACCGACTCTGTATCAATAATCGAGTACTCCAATTGATTGTTAGGAGCTAATTTAGGAAAGTCTACATATTCATAATCACGCTCGTTATTTATGTTTGATCTCAAAATAACTACAGGGAATTTAGGGTTCTGCAAGCTTTTATCGTTATATACTTCTCTCAATGATAAAGATGACATACCACTATCAGATTTATTGGCATAAACAGTAGCTAGATTAATAACATCTGAAAAATCGGTCCCCATTGTTGGCTCACCAATGATTCTGTAGTTTCTTCCTAATGTTGGCTTATTGGAAAGCATAACAGGCTGCTTCTTTCCAAAATATCCAACTTCAACTTGCTTATCATTTGTAAATGGAACTCTCCAATAAACAGATGGTGTCAATTCGCAAGTTTTAGTAAGTGCATCTAATTTAGATTGTCTAGAATAAACGTAGTCAATCTTTTCATTATCAATCTCTGTTTCAAAATTCATCTTCCACTGAGTTGAATAATACATATCTTCGCTTTCGTATACGTTCTTTATAAGAGCGTTTTTAACCGCATAATTCGTTGGAACTTGTCTATATGTCCATTCGTTAATTACGTGCGTTAGAGATATGTTTAAACCACTTACAGAGGGTTTGTAGTCGGTAATCATTCCATAGAAAACTCCACAATCCATGATTACTCGCATTTCTTTTCTTCCTGAGATTAAATCGTAGTATTCGTTAGGAATTGTGATTTGCATTTCAGGTACTGTCATCAACTCATTTGAAAAACTGATTGTGCTTAAAGTCTCTCTGAATCTTTTCTTAACTTTTCCAAATTCTAATATTTCAAAGTAAGGAATCATATTTACTCCTAACTACCAATTTTGCCTTGTCCTACCCATTTACCATTTTTTCTAATTCTACTTGAACCTTGGTTTTCTTTATTTGCTTTATCGGCACTGTACTTGCCAATAGTTACCCAAGAGTCTTTAACTCTCTTTTTAAACCATCCTGTAGCTCTATCCAAAGAATAGAATATACCGCCTTTTCTTACTGCCCATGGTCTGAAATCAGGGATAACCTGTTGAATCGAATATATATTCTCGTAAGGGAATGTAGCATCTTCACCTCTTAATTCAACTTTAACGTGTGTTGTATCTGTTGGAAGTTGTAGCTTACCATTCCATTGACTATTTTGTGCTACTGTTTCCCAACCTGATGAATAAGCTAATGGCCATGTATCTGCATGAGAGAATATTACTTGATTGTAAATCTCTCTCCATGATGCTTTATTGTTGTTAGAAACGCTAATGATCAAAATATAGTTATATCTCCCACCATACTGTACATACTTTCCGTTTCCTGTATATTGACTAGCATTCGTTACACCATACCCAACTAAATCTAATGTGAACGTAACACCATAGTTTCCATCATCTGAAAAGTTTATACCTTTTCCATATCCTTTAGAATGGGCAATAGCAAGTGGGAATCCAAAGTCTGCGGTATCGCCTGGATTTCCACCTAATACTACGTTTGCGTAGGGCCCTGTGTTATCGTAAGCTCCATGAAAGTTTTGCCATGCCATTAAACACCACCAGCCAAATCATTCTCAGAACTTCCGTTATTAGTACGGATGTATGAGTTTCCATCAGGAGTACCACCAAAGATATTGATATTACCTGTTGCAATGCTTCTTCCATCATTGAATTTTCCTTCAAATACAGTATCTCCAGTTTGTTTCCATGCACCACTGTTTTTAAGGTTAATAAGAATCTTTTCAACCGCACTGTACATATTACCAACACTGCCTTCAAGTTTTCCAACTTTGCCTTGTAAATCTCTGATAGCATTCCAAATCTTTTGAATTTCTGCCCATAGTTTCTCGATTTCTTCCCATTGGCCGCAATCAGAACAAATCATTACATCCATGATACTGATTAAATTCTTTTCCAAATCTCTGATAGCTTCTTTTGTATCGCAAACATCAATTGTATCAATCTTTTCCAACAATCCGCCTAATAGACAATCGTTCATATCATGCATATCTGTACAGTTATTGTGGCCCTTATTTTCAAAACCTTGGTTTGCTTTAAGATTTGCACAAATAGTATCTGTTACACCTTTTTGAATGAAATTACTGCTTGTAGCTTTTAAAGAATCGCAAGCAGAACAAACATCTTTATTCATTTATGTGTACCTCCTAATCTCTACAGATAACAAAATTCACCTTGTTATCATTTACAAAACGAGTATGTAGAGATATTTCATCATCTTCTACCCAATCAACATAAATAGAAAGGAATTGCAACCAATTTGTTGTTTCTCCAGCTTTTACTGTTCCACTCATGCTTAATTCCACTGTTTTGTTAATATCTTCTTCAAAAGAAGCATTTGTGATTTTCTGATATACCAACGACCCACTCCTATTAGGAACACGAATCGAAACAGTAGGATATGAATCTGCTGAAACTCCAGTCATTTTATAAGAGTAGTGTTTCAATGTAACGCTATTGAATTTGTATGTAGCACTCTTATCTTTGTTAGGTTTCATACAGAAATCAACTTTTCCCGTAATAACTCCGTCCGCTACTTTCGTATATCCACTTGTATGAATCCAATCTGAATAATTGAATCTGAAATTGCCTTGTCTGTCAATTGCAACACTCAATCCAGGTGTGGACTGTTGAATGGTATATTGTGTTTCGATTGCCAAATTTTGAAGTTGAAGATTATACAACTGGTCTTGCAATCCACACATCCAACAAATCATAGCTGCTTTCATGTTGTAATCATTGTTAGCATATTGACTCATGAATAATTTCCAATCACACAAATCAAATCCATCTATGATGTCATACAAGCCTTTTGTAAGGCAATCGTTGGCATTTTCCATGTCTGTACACGTATTATTGCCATTTTCAGGATTTAAGCCTGTATCGTTTCCTAAAGACGTACAGATTGAATCTGTAACACCATTTTGGATAAACTCTGCACTGCTATCTTTTAACTTTCCACAAGCAGTGCAATAACTTTTTACATTTGCCACTGCAAGCCTCCTTAATTTGTAAGTTCATCAACATCTATATATACACAAGCCATCTTACAACATGAGCCTGTGACAACTAATCTATTCATTCCATGATGTACTGTGAATCCAAATTCATCTTCGATCACTAGATTATCTAAATCTACTTCCTCTGATGAACAACATCCATCCGCAGTAAAGTATAAGTTCCAACTTGAATCAAGTGTTAAAATTCCATCATATTCACCTAAAATCATCATTTTGTTTCCGTTGATTTCAATTTCAGGGTTTTGGAATTTACCATCTAGAATCAACTTTACCTTATCTGTATCTAATACTGTTCCACTGTAGAATCTTCCAGCAATTGACTCAACACAATAATCTTTTTTACAGATTTTATTTCTGATTAAATCATCACCGAAAATCTGTTCACCTTTGATGCAATCGTAGACAATCTTGTATGAATTGCCACAATTCATAAAATCTTCCAATGCTTTAGTTCCCATTACACATAAGGATGTTTCCTCTGTAATGTCTCCACAATCGCATAAACACGAATTGCAAGTTTCCATATCAGGAGGGCAAGAAACGCAACACGATATGCACTCTTGAGCATCTCTGAAATCCTCACAATCTAGGATATTGCATACAGAATAAGGAACTAAGAATGTTTTCTTTGTATCTGCGATATGCCATACACCTTCCCAAAGTTTAAAATCAATATCCATTGATAGATAACCTTGGTATTTTTTGTAATCTTCACTAAATCCTGTGACATAGGCCCATGCCCAAATCAATTTGTTATCTTGAATTGCCCATAACCTTCCAGGTTTAAGCAAATTCAAATTGAAATAGTCACGTAGGAATCTTCTATCTTCATCATGAAAATGTTCATAATTAAAATTCAATGTTAAGGACAAATCACCTTCCGTAAGAAACTGTTGATTCTTTTGGAAAGCAACATAACTACCATGTCCGTAACTATATTCTTGCGTTGCAGTCTTTGTATCTTGCTTTAGAGAAGCAGAGGAAATCTCCTCCGCACTGTCTATTACAAGATCATTGAACTGAACGTATGTTTTTAATGGGTTTAAGTTATAACAAGTCATTATGCCAAACCTCTCAAGCATCTACCTGCTTTGATAGCCTGCCTTCTTTCGTTTCCTTCGTTGAAAGCGATACTGTTATTCGTAACACGATTATCATTATTGTTGATAGTCACATTCTTATTAACAACACTTCCAACTTGAGAACCATATCTAGTAGACAATTCTTTAAACGCACCTTTCAAATCCATGTTATTTACTTTATCCATGAAGCTTTGACCTGCTTTCTTAACTGCACTACGTTTCATTACATACTCACCAGGAGTTAACATAGCAGGCACTGTATCTGTTCCACTAGGTTTCATAACAATAGGTTGTCCACCTCGTTTTAAGTAAACTGGGCCACCTTTAGCAAACTTCATATTGTTTCCTATTGATTCGTTACCTCTGTTTACTGTAGGAGTGGTTGTACCGCCTGTATTAATGTTTCCTGATTGATTGTTAAACGCATTTTTAAATGCACTTCCTAAGTATTGTCCTAAATCTGTGAATCGTGTTGAATATCCATACATCATAGTAATCTGATTAGAGATTGAACTAGACATATTAGAGATACCTTCACTGAATCCACTTACAACATCTTTTCCAAACTTCTTACCTACTGATTTGAAGCTTTTCTTCTTCAATGAAGCTTTAGCATTATCAATCTTAGTCCCAAATGAACCTTCAATATCAATGCTTTTGAATCCTTCAATAATTCCATTGGCCATATCTATACCAGAGGTATTAAATTCAGACTTCATGTTTGATAAAGTTGTGGCCATGTTGTGGAATGAAGTAACGATTGAGTTTACCTCTGTAACAACATCTGTAGTAGCTTCTCCAACTTTCAATCCTTTAACATTGTTCAGGAATGTTTGAATACCTGTTGTGACCTCTCCAACCTTAACGAAATCTAGATTTAATCCAACAATAGAATTTAAGCTTTCACACGTTTTTTTCAACTTAGAAACAGTCTTATTAACTGTGTCCATATTTTCTAGGTTTTCAGTTAATCCTTTGTTTGTTGCCATTTCATTCACTGCATTTCCAATACTCTTAATATTGGCTTTCAGTGTTTCAAAGTCGAAATTAGTTGAATATACGTTTAAAGTTCCAAATTTAAGGATTATATCTCCTAAAGTTGTAATCGCCTTTAGTGCGTTATTAAATAGCTTAGAATCAGGCATTTGTCTCAAGTTGTAAGACAGCATATTCTTGTCTTTTCCTGTTCCAACACCAGCAACAGAAATGTATCCAATTGCTTGAGAAATACTAGTGATTGTCTTTTTAATATCCTCTGCATTTGGTAAAGGATTGTTTGTAATCGTTGCTTGCAAGTTTCCAAATTCAGGAACAATCTGTTCCAAAATCTTCAATGTATCTAGGAACTCTTGAGCATTTGTAGAGTTTAAATTATATTTAATACTCTTTGTAACATCAGGGAATACAATCTTTTTCATTTCTTGAACAACACTAGCTACATTCTTTAAAATGCTTGTGCAATTCTCAACGTTAATTGAACTTCCGTTGATACTAGACATTTTAGAAAGGCTAGAAGCCATTGTTGTATAGTTCTTAATGATACTGTTTGCATCTGCAATGTTTGTTGCACTTGATGTACTGACTGTTGGGAACTCAAAATCATTAATATTCTTGATTACCTCTTGAATATCTTTGAATTGATCGTTGAAAGAACTACCGTCAATGCTCATTCCTTGAACTTTTGAAATTGATTCTCCAATAGTAACAAGTTTCTTTAGAATCCTAGTAATATTCCAAGTCTCCATGTTTTTCCATAAAGACTCAGAACTTTTAATAACTTGACTCCACCAAGAATACAATGTTCCTCCGCCTTCAAACATATCAATAACATCCATAATTCCTTGGATTTTCTTTTTAAGTCCTTTTGTGTTTGAAGGAACATTCTTATCTACTTCTTGCATAGCCTTAGCACAAGCAATCAATGTACCAGCTAGTCCTGTTGTTGTTACCATTCCTAGCACTTGGGCCAATGTAGAAATTCCACCTGTATATACACCTAAAGCACCTTGTCCACCTGTTATAGTTGCCATTAATACGATTGATTCAACCAATCCAGTCAATTTATCGTCAAAAGCACTAGTACCATCAGGCATGGTTTTATCTAGCTCTTGCATAGCTTTTGCAAATAGCCATAAAGCTCCGCCTTGGCCTAACATCAATGCAACTCCTGTTAGAACGTTTTCGTATCCTAGAAGTTTTGATAATCCTGCATCTATTGCTCCTAATCCACTCATAGCTCCCATAATTGAGAACAAGTTAACCAAACGTAAAGGCAATGTTGTAACGTCATTTGGAACATTCTTTTCAATTTCCTTTATCGCTTTGCAATAAAGAATAATTGTTCCTGCACCACCAGCTATGATAGCTAATGAAGATAATTTATTTTTAAATCCTTCTGCATCAAAAGTTTTTGGAGTGCTTGTAGCAGCAGTAATCTCATCTGAACTCTTGAATACATCTTTTATAGAACTAAATTTACTTGCTAGCTTCCCTAGGAAAGGAATATTGAAACTCTTTCCTTTGAATTTTGAAGCAACGTTTACTAAATCTCCTAAAAGACTAATTCCACCGCTTCCAAGTTTCATTAACTTACCAGCATACTTTAATCCAATACCAATTTGGATGTAGTCTGATACGAAACGTCCTAACCCTTTAGAAAAGCTTCCGTCTCCCATTTCAGTGATTTTATCTTTTGCGAAATCATATAGATCGCCAACAAGAGGTTTGAAGAAATCTATTGCTCCTTGGAAATCATCTAATCCTTGTTTAAATCCACCAACAAAATCTTTGAAACTGAATGTTTTTAAAACACTCCATAATTCAGATAACTTCGTTTTAATGAAGTCTATACCTTCGCCAATCTCTTTTTTATGACCTCTAATGAAGTTTGCTCCTATATCTCCTAAGCCTTCGACTTTTTGAGAAAGTTTGTAGATATTTCCATAGATTGTAGCTCCCGTCAATTCTGTTGAAACCTCATCTAATGCACCTAACCACTTTTCTTCGGCTTTACTAAATCTCTTAGGGATTAAGTCAAAAGCGTTTGAGATTGTAGATACAGACGATTTAACCATAGTTGCCAACGAATTTAGGCCACCACCGCCTTTTTCATCCAATTCAATCAGAGCATCCTCAAATTGTTGCAATGAAATAGTTGGATTTGACCCTGTAAATGCTTCTCTAAACTCTGCAAATGACATATTAAATTTCTTTGCAATAGCAGTTAAGGCTGGTGTCATGCCTGCATCTTCCATTGACCTCAATGTACGAGCATCCATTTTAGAACCCATGATTTGAGAATACTGAGTAACCGCATTGTTTACTCCCTCAGAATCACCACCGAATGTCAAAATGGAATCATTAATTGCCGAGAATAGTTTTTGAGACCTATCTAAATCATGATTGATTGAAGTAAATCTCGTAACATGGCTTAGAGCATCATCTAAAGTGGTTGGTAGGCCCAAAATGCTTTCATCTAGGTTATCAATCATCTTTTGGATTTTCGTTGTAGAATCGTCTACATCACCTACTACAGTGGATAATGTTCTTTTCGCAACGTTGATTGTGTCGTATCTTTTAACACCATTTGAAAGTGCATCACCAATTGCATTTTGTGTACTTGAAACCAATCCATACAAACTAGAATATCCAACACCTTGTACTAAGAATCGTCCAATATCTCCTATTGGATTGTTTTGGGAATTCTTGGCAATGTTCAACATACTAGAGCCAAGATTTGACATCTTATTTCCAACATCAAATGTAATCTTACTAGCAGTTTTCAAAGCTTTAGCAGCTTGTTGAAGCCTGTTAAGCTTATTCATACTATCTTCAAAGCCGATAATTTGCGACTTAACATCTGCGGTAGTATTGTTGACTTCATCTTCTTTTGAAATCATATCGCCTAACTGCTTATTGGCATTTTCTAATTTGTCTGTTTTAGCGTTAATATCAATTTCTTCTTTGTCTAAATCCGCAATCGTATTATCAAACTCATTAGCTAACTTTTCGGCATCTTTTAACGAAGAAATATCAGCTTCTACTTTGATTTTTTCTTTGTTGAAGTTGTTGATTTTCTGTTGGATTTTATCCATCTCAATACCGACTTCGTTAAGTTCGTATTTAAGCTGCTGACGCATATTGTACAATCCTTTAAGCAAATCGTCTCTTTTACCTTCGCTCAAAGTCTTGTCATTCAATACATCTTGTATATCGTTTGCGTTTTGCTTTAACTCAATGTCGATAGCTAATTTTTTATTGTTCAGAGAATACAATTCTTTTTTTAGATTTGAAATATCCTCTTTAATATCTGCTAATTTATTTCTAAGATTTGCTAAATTATCTAAATCAACTTGCATAGCAAGTCTTTGTTTCATTAGCGAATCTCTTTCTTTTTTTATTTCTTTTAATCTATTTTCCAACCTATCCAATTCCGCAGTGTTAGCTGCAAATTGAATTTTAGCTTTTTCAATAGCTTTTATTTGTCTTTCTAATTCATTTAATCTTGCTTTGGCATCCTTAATGTCAAGGACTAACCTAGCACCGACTTCACGTACTGACATCTTCGGACTCCTTCACTAAATCTGTTTTCTGAATGAAATGAACCGCATATCTGTCAATCTGAGGTATTTTCTTTTTAGAATTTTTATTTGCCTCGTTGATTTCATTCCATGTTTTATCGCTTTGTAGATTTGCGTAGTACCCAAAGGCTACAACTAATTCAGAAACACCCCAATGGTCTAATATCTCATTGGGGCGTATTTTTAGAATTTTACCGACATAATGAGCCATGGTTGAATAAAGATTTAGTTCTGCAACATAAGACTTTGCTTTTTTTACTGAATCCTTTTTATCATCCCCCTTATCAATTATTTGATAAAAACTGTTTCTACCTCATTGAATAATTCAGGATATTTGATAATTAGGCTAATCATGCAAGTTAAAACTGAATATTGCATCATGTGATCTTCATAAAATTCATCTAATCCTAAGAAAATTGCAACAACTTTATAAAGTCCATCAACTAAATTTGTAGAGGATTGAGCGTATAAATGGAAAATCTGTTCATTTGCTTCTTTCATATACGCTTCATAAATCTGAACCATAGTCTTGTTCACTTCTTCATCATCTGCATCTGTTGTAACGATTCCATCTTTTCCTTCAATGAATTTGTGACCATAATATTCCTCGATTTCTTGGAATTTTTCTTTATATGGGTCAAGGATTTGTTCTGCATCCAATAGCAATGGTTTTACTTCGATTAAAGCTTCTACCATCTTCATATCTTGTCTAGGAGATAATGTTAGATTTTCAAACTTCTTATCGAACATAACGTATTGCCCAACTCTTTTAGCATTCTCAGGAACATCAATTTTATGTTCTTCGATTTCTTTTTCAGTGAATCTGAAATTCACTTCAATATCAATTGTTTTAACATCTGTCTTATTTGCATCACCAACAACTGCAATTTCACCACCATTGCCATAGACTGCGTGAGGAGTATCATCCTCACGAGCTACTTTTAACTTTTCAATCATGGCATTTAACTGTGTTGGTTCTAAAATCTTTTGTTCTTCCATCTCATTTGCCTCTCAATTTCTATAAATTAGCGTTAGCTTTGTTTACTACATAAACTTCATACCAGTTTCCACGAGTATCTTTCTTGAACGCTAAACTAAATTCAAACGATCCGTCATCAGGGATACCCATTGGGAATGAAGTGATTTTTGCATTGTGGTAAGTAAATACTTCCGCAGTTCCATCACTTCTATAACGAGTGATTGTAACTTTCGCTCTCTTATTCTTTAAGCTATCGTTGTTTGCTACATAGTGTTGCAATACATCAACAGTCATTGGATAAGAAATCTTTAATGTTTTACCAACTAAGTTTTTGTTGAAGTAAATTTTTGAGCCTTCAATATCTAAACTTGGATTGATTTTACTGTTCAATACTTGGTATTGAGACTCATCTAAGTTAGCCAACAATGGAGTGTTGATTCGGTTCAATGTAGAATCTGTGATATTGCATTGGTCGCTCAATGCTGCATAGATAAATCCACATTCTTCAACAAAGTGGTCTGCAATATGGATTGAACCATATTCAGGATGATCTTTATCTGCTTCAATAACTACTTCCTGAGTACGCATCATAAAGCCTTGAGATTTATCTCCTTTGCCAATGAATGGATTCATAGTTAAGTAGTTAGATGTTAATTGAGTACCTGTAAATGAACGCTCAATAGAAGCAGAATCATCATCATAAGAATCATCAAAGCAACTTGTATCTACAGGGTCTACAGTATCGTCACCATCAAATCCTGATAAGCAGCTTACTTTAATATCGTTGTTAGAATCTAAGTCTGCAAATTCTTCAAAGAAAGAGATTGAAGAAAGACCAATCAAGATACTATCTGATGATTTATCTGTTAATGCTACTTCAATGCTTAAACGGACACCAGATGTACTTGCTTCCCATCCTTTTCCTGATACCTTTGTAGGAACTGTTGATAAGTCAATCTGTACAGGGTAGAATCCTTCTTTGTCTGCTTTTAAAGTGCTTGTATATTCATCTGCGTTAGTCATTTCATGATCTAAAACATCTGAAATCTTTGTTGTGATAGTGTAAGTACCTGCTTTAGGAACATTTACGTAGTAGTAAACAACACCTGCTGCAAAGTCTAATGCATTTTTCAATGCTTTAAATACTGCACCGCTTGTGTGTACTTTGTTTCCGTCTGATCCTTCTGCATCTGTTTCTTTAGAAGTGATGAACAATGTACCTGTATTCTTACATCCAAATGATTCGCAAACGTTGATTAAATCAGGTGCAATAGTACGTGATGTATAAGCACTAGAAGTACCTGTAATCTTTTCAAATTTACGAGTGTTGATTTTTAAACAAGAATCAATATCACTCATGATAGTAATATCAATTTCCTGAGTTTTAGTTAATTTAGAGACACTTAATTTGTCACTAATGATTTTGTTAATGTTACAGTTAGACATTATTTTTGCCCTCCCATTGTAGCTTTTAGTACACGCTCCATAGCACGCTCTGCTTTAGCACCGCCTAATTGATTTAAAGCGTTTAATTTGCGTGAAACAAATGCTTGAACATCTACTTTCTGTTCAGGAGTCTTTTTAGCTTTTACAACTTTTTCTTCCATTTTTAATCTCCTTTATTTAACTTTTGCATCAAATCTAGATACCGCTCTAGCAACAAAATCATTTGCCTTTCTAGGTGGCATCTTAATTTTGTGTGCAAAGTGTTTCTTTCCCATTTCATCTACCCAAACGAATGGCCTTCCGTTTTTACGTACTAACGTATAAACACGTTTAGTTCCATTCTGTACCATTGGTGAGTAATCAACGTGAGAAGGGTTTCTAGAATCTTTTTCTAGTTTGTCTGCATCCACACCAATTATATATTCGGTATTAGATACTTTTTCTTTCGTGATCGAATCCTTTAAAGCACCTGGCCTATATTCATTCCATGGCATACTTGTCATTTCTTGAGCATAGAATCTACTCCCTCTTGGAGCTTCTTCTCGCATGGTTTCTTCTAATTCACTAGCCAATCCTTCAAAATCTTCTTCACACGCTTCTATAACGTCTTCTAAGAGGCCTTTTAGCATTTCCTACACCTCGATAAAGGGGTAATAAAGTTTTCCTCCATAGACGTATTTAAAGCCTTTTAGGAATACACCATCTTCATACGATACTTCCTCAACTTTGTTCATAAGGAAGATTTTTACTAGGCCACTAGGCAAACACATACGTTTTGAATATTCGTAAGATGTGTTTGATTTGGCTTTCGCACCGCATACAGGGCATCCGTTTTTCTTTGTGGAACTTTTCATTCCAATATATTTAATTCTCATACTACTGCACCAACCCATGTGTCTTTTGAATTACATACTGACAAGATACCTAATTGCTCTGAATACGCTTTTGTAATATGTTCACGAACATACACACTAATTGAAATCTGAGCATCAGAATTTTCTTCTGAAATAAGAACATCACTGCCATCTGTTTCTTCACACGTGCTACAACCACATTCACATCTGTTCATTGCTATAACGAATTGTAGGAAGTCGCAGAATACAGGCAATAGACATTCTGGTATCGTTTCATATCCAGCTACATAACTGACAACGATTTTAGATATTTCATCACATCCACAATTGCACACATCTTTGTAGTCGATATTAGATAAATCAACGTACACGATACTGTCGTATGGGTTATAAGAAAAACCTTTATCAACTTCTAGTTTGTGAGTAGTAAATGTAATTCTTTCTCTAGTGATAACAGATACTTCAATCGTTGTTGGATCAATCATTGGATAGAATAGCGGTATACGTACAATTCCTGAATCGCAACCACATTTCTTAAATTCACCAACATCAAAGACTTCCTCTCTTTGAGATGAGAGGAAAGTCTCACAAGGATGGTTTTTCCAACAAGTGATGGTACTAATTAAATCAATTAGTTCTCCAACATTCTTTTCAAGCTTATCTGCTTCTAAATCGCTTTCCTTTATGCACGAACAATAGTTTTTCAATTGTTCGATAATTTTTTCGTACATTATTCACCAATGTTGATTGGTACGATAGTTGTTGGTTTTAATACAAGGTCTAATCCGTTTAATGTATCTCCTAATGTAGCTGCTGACATTGGAATACCTTGGATAACCATTAATCTGTTTGCATCTGTTCCAAATGCACATCCAAAGTTGTAGTAGTAATCACATTGAGTACCGCAACCTTCAGATGGTGTATCTGTAGCACCGAATGTATGACGTTGGAATTTTTCAGATGGTTGGAAAGTAGTTCCCATTACCAAACCTACTGTATTCCCTTCTAATACCCATACATCACCTGTACCTTTTGTAATGTCACATGGAACTAATTTATCTGCGATAAATCCATGTCCTTTAAATGTGACTTCGCCTGTTTCTTTATTGCGAGTCCATCCATCAGGATATTCTCCGTTGAATTTACCTGGAACAATAACAGATTTAATACCTTCAAGTACTAATGGGTGACAAGCAAATTTATAATCGCCATCTCCTAAAGCTGCTAAACGTAATGCAACTGAATCAAATGCAGATAATACGTTTGTACCTACGATTTTGATAACTGCTTTATCTTCCATTACTTCCAACAATCCATGGAATGGTTTCAATGTAGCAGTACCTGTAGCCATTGTTCCTAAAATTACGTTAATAGCAGTGAAGTATGCCATTGAAATTAAATCCATACGTTTCTGAGCTTCTTTAATAGTTTCTCCTTCACGTTGGAAATAACAAACCATGTCATTCGCTTTGATTTTACGTGTTTCATTTACTAAGCTATCCATAATAGGTTCGCAGCTCTTTAAACACAATAATGCCAATGGAGCATTGCTACCGCATTTAGCTAAATCTAATGGAACCCAGCAACATTCACCTTGTGTTGATTTAGGTTCTGTTGTTCCGTATGTGAATGGCAACTGAATATAGAATTTGCCATCTGATTTTTTTGTAACACTCCATGCTCCTCGGTTCATAGCACCTTGCATCTTACGTGAAGCTGGTGTGTTCATTAACCAAGAAACTAATGGGAACACGTTTTGGAATGGATTGGCTGGTGAGTTGTATGAATAATCAGTACCGATACCAACTGTTCCTGCATTTGATTTAGAAGCGTTTGCTGCTAAATTCTGTCTTGCTTTTTCATAATCAATATAAGCTCTTGAGAATGATGTTAAATCCTCGATATTAGAACTTAGACGTTCTACCATTCCTGGTGTAACCGCCATTTTTTCTAATAATGTGTTATCAGGATTTGTAAATAATAAATCTAACATGGTTTACCTCCTATCCCCACATATCTCCGCTAACTTTAGAAGTTGAAGCTAATTGTTCTTCTTTCTTTTCTTTATCGTTAACTTGTCCTGAGATCAAACTAGACAATCTGTCTAATGTGCTTTCTGCTTTCTTTTCAAATTCTGTTTTTTCTTTCTTAGAATTTTTTAATTTTTCTTTTAATTCGGCATTTTCTTGTTCTAATGCTTCAACTTTTGCACTTAAAGCTTCAAAAGCATCCATAAATTTGTTGATTTTTTCCATGTCGTCCTTAGACATTTCAACAGTTTCCAAAGTTTCTTCGCCTTTTTTAGCTTCTTCGTTTTCAGTACCTTCTTCTTTACTTTCAGGTTCTTTTTCTTCTTTTTCTTCCTCTTTGTTTTCTAAAGCTTCATTCTTCTTTTCTTCTTTATTTTCAGAACTCAACTTTAAAATTTTTTCCCATAGGTTCATTTCTGAGTCTCCTTTACTGTTTAAATTTTCGCCTGTACTGTTTACATTGGCTGGATTTGCAACAACTGAGAAACCAACAATCTCGATTTCGTTATAGAATGGTGCATTAAATTTGAATGACGATTCCAAATCAAGTGTTCCTCTCAGTTCTGCACTAATACTCAATGGTATTTCTTGCTTCAATAAATCTTGCACAATGTGCAATTCCCTATTTAGTTTGACGTTTACATCAAGGCCTTTTCTTCCATCCCCAATATCGACAACTGTTAAATCATCTTTAGTCCATGTACCTAAGTTTAAAGGGAGTGATGCAATGTCAATGTGAGCTAAGTTGATATATCCTACATAATCCGAACTCAAGCTATCGTAGAATGCTTGTACTGCCCCTTTTTTGATGTATAGACGAATATCATCTCCACCCTCATATGTTATTGCCCCCTCGTCAATAAGACGTGTAGGCTTGTTTTCTACGTACCCTGAGGATAGGTTTACACTGACATAATGGTTTTCTTTATCTACACTCGATAAAGTGATTGCATTGTCGTAAAATGCTTTTCCTTTTTTTCTACGATCAAGGCTATCTTTAATGCTTGCTACATATGTTGGAACTCTTTTCTTTTGTGGCATTATTTCTTAGTCTCCGTTTCTACTACGATTACGGGCTTATAGAATAGTTTCTGAATTCTTCCACCACATGAATTACATTTCTTGACTTCGTATGGAATCTTTGCTTCTTTTAAGATTTCTTCCATTGTGGAATCATATCTCTTTTGAATAGTTTTGTTTCTAAGTGCTTCTAACAAAATTTTATCTTCGGGAATCTTGTATTTCTTCTTAGGCTCAAGAACTACATATCCGTATAGCAAAGTACCGCTATCTAATTTTGAATAAACGTCAATTTGCGTTTTTTCTTCGATAACATCAAGAAGCTTCAAATACTGTTTTGCGTTCTTTGCTGCTTCTTCCAATGCGAACTCATGTCTACCGTTTTGCTTTAAGAAAGCGTTTCTTTCTTCTAGGGAATCGAACCAAGTAACACCGTTAATAGTTTGTACGTTGTTCTGCATGGTCTCTCCTTCTAAGCATCATGGCATTGATCGTCTGTATACTTTGTTTCTGTTTGTTCTGAGCGTTCTACTTTTGCTACATTGCAGAATAAGAATGAAGTCCAAGTTGTTACTGTTTTTTGATTAGGTGATTCACCTGTTGTAGTAATAACTGGCCATTCAAATCCAATAGCTCCGTCTTGGTCATTCAATTTGTTATGCCAAGCAGTGTTAAAAACAGTTGCATCTTTCCCTGTTAAAGTGATAGGGTTTCCGTACCCTTCTTTAAAAGTGATTTTTACAGTGAAACTACGTTTAATTGACATTTATGTATCTCCTTTCGTTATCTTGCATATAAAAAGGCAATACCTCGAAATATGCAAAAATCTATATAGACAGTGAAAACTGTTTATACCTTTTGTTTATTTCCAAATATTGCCTTGTTTTTCTACTTTTTACTTCTAATTAAAACTCTAGTGTATCTTCTACTTGTTCTGTTGGGTTATTACCAATCAATTTAAAAATCTTGACCATTGATTCTTTGTTCAATTTGCCTTTGAACTCGTTGATAAATTCTGTATCTGAAATATTTCTTTGACCAATTAAGAATAAATCAGCATTTCCTTTTGAATCTTTCTTAGCTCCAATCTGATATACAGGAATTGTAGTTGTATATACACGTCCACTTGCCTGTTCTTTACAAGCTCTGTAGTCTGTTACGACTTCGTAATATACATCTTTAACAACTTCTTTTTCTTTCTTCGTTTTTTCATCAACAATCGTCTCTTTTACTTCAACTTTTCTGTATCTGTTCTCAAAGAAAGAAGTTGGAACTGCAATTGCATTGGCTTTTGTTTCCAAATACCCTAATCCATCAGGTCGCATAGGTCTTTCACCAAATTCAACCTCTTTACCTTGGATTTTCTCTTTTACCAATCCAATTTTGTTGATTCTCTGTGCATCTTCAAATGAATATAACGGAGTTCCATTTAAACTTCCTAGGGGTGTTACCTCATTTTCAGATAAGATACTTTTTAAAATATCCATTTCCATTTTATTTTCTCCTCTCGCTATAAAGTTTTTTCGATAGAATCCATCATTCTAGTAACTGATTCCATCATATAATTCTTTGTGCTCTTGTCTAACGCTTCTGCTCCGTTGACAATAGCACCTACGATTTGAGTAACTGACAAGGCCAATTTATATGTCTTTGCAGACTTGTCTTGCTGTTCTTTCAATTCGTATTTATCAAAATAAACCTTTGGTACACCTAATTTCTCGCTTAACATAGGAGAAATCTGAGTGGCGAACCTTTCTCGCATTGGTACGATTGTATTTATCATGGCATTATCTATGATTCTTTCCATAGATACGTTTCCTGATACATCTCCTAAACCAATTAATTCAGGAGTAAGACCGAAACACTGACAAATAATAGAACCTTCCTTCATTTGAAGGTATTCCAAGAACTCTGTACCTTTTGTAACACGAGGCAAGTGATCCATTTTTTCAAAAATAGAGCTTGCAAGGATTACATTGTCTGATTTTGAATTTCTGATTTCCTGACCTAGACGTTTAGCTTCAATTCTTGCTTTGTCGGCTCTGTCTGCTTTAGAACTTGATGATTCGTCTAAAACTTGGGAAGCCGATAAATCAATCGTATCTCCTTTGGCAAATCCGTCTTTTAGCCAAAAAATCAAACGACCTGGGCCATCATACTGAATATCGTAGTTCAAACGCTCGTAAACCGCACCTAATAGTTTTAGACGTTGTTTATCACGCAATAAACAAGATAATCCGTTCTCATTGTCTGTTCCGTTTCTCAAATTGCAGAAATTATCAGGAATTTCTACAATGATTGTTCCGTCTTTTGACATTAATTTGCCTGTTTTAAGAAATAACGCTTCGTCAAAGTCGATTTCCTTTGTTCCCAATGATATAGGTTCTTTATCGTCTGCCGACATAGCATAACAGATAGGAACTCTAAATCCTTTATATTCATCATCTTCACGCATGATGGAAACATAATTACGATAATTCTCTGTAACAATCCCTTTATCTTCGTCTAGCCAACGAATACCACATTTTCCGTACAATAAGGACTGCATAATAGCATTTTGAAGTACGGAATAGTTTGTTACACCCTGTACATTGTGTTTGTAAAGGAATGGCATAAGAACATTCTTGTCTAAATTCTCATCGCCCGTTGTGATTCCGTTTGAGAATATAAAGTCAATAACCTTACCGACAACATATGGCAGCGTTGGTAGATTTTCTATCATCCAATCAATCTCATCAAACTGATTCTTAAAGTTTGTCTTTATAAATCCGTTGATGCAATCTGAATTGCAGTTTAACATAGCTTCCATTACCTTTTCGGCTTCGGTTTCTGCATTAGAACTGTGAATATTTTGCGAAATATTAGGTGACACATAGGTATTGGATGCTAGTTTAACTCTATCCTTTTGTCTTTTCTTTGTTCTTCGACTCAAATTAGCACCTCCTAATCGTTCTCTGCATACGCAAGTATTTCACCGCTTAGATTATACATTAAACAACTGCGGACAGAAAGTACCGAGGAATCTAGGGCATCAGGAGAGTGTCCTAAGCGTTGCTTTATCTCTTCCTTAGGAATAATGGCTATCTTCTTGTTATTCTTCGATATAGTCCTTGTAGCAAGCAATTCAGGCTTCAATCTTTTTGCGACTTCCGTTGTGAAAGTCAATTTCTTACTGTCCATTAGCTGCTGAAAGTCTAAATACATTTCCGCTCTTAGATTAAATGCATAAACCGCACTGTAATGTCTTGCTTTGATACGTGTTTTTGTTGGCCCTCCTTGGAAATTGACACCTTCAAGGATAAATCCTAGCTTCTCAGAGTATTTTGACAATCCTTCGGTCAACCAAGTACCGAAACCAACGTCAACACAAACATATTTGATGTTTAATGTCTCGATAATCTTAACAATCTTAGTAATAATCTTCTCTGATGTGACTCCTTGAACCCAAACACCCTCTTTTAGATTGTAAATTGTCTCAATTTTGCAGTTTCCGTATCTATTTTGGGAGCATAAAGCGACATCTATACCATCTTTTCCTGTATAAGCCGAGTCAACGCCTAAGAAAAAACGCTTTTTATAGGAACTATCGACTTTATCGTCGTCTAAAGTCATGGTTTTGAACATACTTTCGTCTGAAAATTCCTCTAATTCGCATACTAAATAACGTTGGCAAGTACTTCTATTCTTGTAAAAATGAGAATTTAGTATCTGAGAAGCACTTTTCATACGATCTTCTTCGTATGCAGTACGTACATCCATCCAAACAACTAATGTTCCTTCGGGGTATTTGTCGTTTGTCATGCAATCGTAGAATTCTCCACGTTTGTGGGGGTTGGAAATAGCAATTTCAAGCTCTTTTGAACCGTCAACACTTGAAAATTCCCTTCGTCCTATCTCGGCATATGCATCTTCACTGACTTGGGCCGCTTCGTCAATAATATAATCTCCACCCTTACCGATAGCGTTATTGTTCTTCTTCGGGTCTACACTGTTTCCACCTAATGTAACGATTTCTACACATCCTCCGCCCTTGAAAGAAATCTTAGTTTTGGAAGTAGAAGTCTGTAATTTTTCAATCTTGTTTCCTGAGTCTAATACAGAACTCTGAATAGACTCGTCTGCATTTTGTAAATGTCCAATTACTTTTGACATGATGATAGTAGCGGTTTCTCCTGTTGCGGCCGCAATTCGTACTTGATGTCCTTTATAAGCACGATAAATAGCAATCATACCTAAAGTCCAGCTTTTCCCGTACTGAGAAGTAGTAATTGCATAGATTGTATCGTACCCTTCTACAACTGCACCGAACAACATAGCTTGCGTAAAGTGAAGATTGACTTGAAAATATGTCAAAGCCTCTCTTGCACCGATAACCGCAAGTCTAAAAGCCTCTTGTCTAGAAATATTAAGTCGTTTGTAATGTTCGGGGATATACCCTCTCGTCCAGTTCTTCAATTTATACTTCGGGGTAGCTTCCTTCAATAACCTAACAACTTCTTCTTGGCTCTTATTAATAGCTTTAGCTTCCTTTAAGTCCTCTACATCCTTAAAATACTGTTCAGTAACACTAAGAGTCTGTTTCTTCACTGTTATCATCCTCCTCGTGTTCTATAACTTCGGCATCTAAAAATTCACTTCCCATTTTGATTCCTAATATATCGTTGATTCTTTCTTCCGCAATCGCTCTTTTCTGTTCAACAGTAATATTATTTACACTTCCAACATTTAAAATATTGCTCTTTCCAATGCCATCCATTCTATTTAATTCCTTTAAACATCCAAGTCTGTCTTTCATGTCCTTTTCTTCGTCTTGAATGTTATCGCTAAGCCACTGCCTTCGTTGCTCTACTGTCATAACACTCCTTTGGTCTCTTTTTTTTACCCTCTCATGTATGACATTTCTAAATAAAGGACTGTTTAATATCTTATATCCCTTGTTATAAGCACTCTTATCGCTTAAATCAGGACGAATCTTTTGCATGGACTTCGTAATATTCCCACTCTTTGAATACTCGTCAAAGAATCTCTTAGCTTCATCCTCACGCTTTAATTCTGAAACACTCTTTGCCCTTGGCATACTCTCATCCTCTCTTTCTCTACCTCCCTACATTATAAATGATTTTATTGAGGACGTTTTTACCCCTATAAAAACACTTGAACTCATTTTTTTCAAAACTCGATTTTTCGTTTTCCAAAAATTTTTATCTAAAAAAGGGGGTGGTTTGTGTTAGTAATTATTGGTGTTAGCACTCTGTTGTGTATAGTGCTAGGTGTAAAAAATGTGGTTTGGTCGATAGGGAAGACATGGGGTGTGTATGGTCGCCAATTCCTGTTGCGTTTTTCAAATTTAGGTAGCAAAGACAATAAAAAGACAATAAAAAGACAATAAAAAGACAATAAAAAGACAATAAAAAGAGAAGAAAAAGAGAAGAAAAAAAGACAATAAAAAAAGACAATAAAAAAAGCTAGTTAACCTAAACAATAGTTAACTAGCATAATAGAATTATAATAATAAATGTTATGATAAATAATAAGATAATCCATATATAATACTTAAATAGAAAAGCAGCGATTAGAATTAATACCAGTATAGTTGCTAACTGATCAATCATTTATCAACTCCCGTTTTATCTTCCAAACTTTCAAACTCATCATACATAGAGCAAGTTATATATATTTCATTTCTAATACAATTATATAATCGTTTCATAACTCTATCATTGATCAACTCATGACGGTTATACAATGTTACAAGCCTAATTACGGGCCCTATGTCGTCCATTTTTAACCGATCGTTTATTACTTCTTTTATTAGGTCAAACTTTTTTTTGTCATTCTCTACACCCCCTATATATTCTATCTTTGGTAGTAACATTTTATGTGTTTTGCTTGAATATCTTTTAATAATTTTATATACAGGTTTGTTCTCTTTTAATACGATCATTTTTTTATATTCAATGTCAATTTCATTTTCATCCATAAGTATTAAACTACTTTGCTTTACTTTATAACTAGACATAACACCGTTATTATTAAATTTAGTATATCTTTTCAAGCAGTCTTTAACTGCTGCTATTTCATTATTATTTAATTTCATTGTATAACCCCCTTTTATACTTTAGACCCAACGTTTCACGTACTTTTTTTTCAATCTCTTTTTTAGTATAGAATATAAACATATGATCATAATTATAATCATAGTTATACACATTTATGCCGTTTGGTGTGTATCTTGCATTAAATATTGTCATTGTCAGCACCTACCAATCAATTGCAATACTAGTCAATACATAATTCCAACTAGTGCCATAATGTGTAACGCCCCAAAGATACATATCTAGCGTTTCATTATA